TATCTCCAAGTACCACAGTGCACTGCTGCATAGCTCAAAAACGTCCCGAAGTCTTACCCGGTAAACAACGTATTATCGTTAAAATTTACATGGTATTATATCGTTACAAATTGCGCCTATCATCGTAATTTCATCCCGCTAGTACCCCACAAAGGCCAAAATCCTCTTCACTGATTGCTCGAATTGCACTCATTTTTTGATCAAAAACGTCAAATTTTGCCCTAAAAACACTAAAAATGCCACTAAAAACGCACATTTCACGCATAAAACCCGCTATACACTCCATTAAGCAGCCGTCCTGCGCAGCATCGCCAAAAAACAACGTATCGCCCCGGAAAATATATGCAATTTCGCTTGCAAATAACAAAAATTTGGTGTATAATATAGGTATGATATATTTAAGTCCTGTTTGTGCTGCTGAGAGCATTTCTCGCCCGCTATGTTCTGGCAGCTCAAAATTTCGCCCTTACAAACAGTACTTAAACATATTAACCATAAAACGCCATCTACTACATCCTTATCAAGGAGGACAATGATCCACTATGAAATTCTATGACACCTCTGCCCTACTAGATCTCCCGCCTGACACATTGCTTGCACAGCAGTTTCTAATTGCTGACATCACTCTCTATGAGCTGGAAGACATCAAGACCAGTGGTAAGAAGGATGAAGCCACCAAAGCTAAGGCTCGCACCGTCACTCGCCTGCTCGCCGAACATCCAGCAGCGTACACAGTAGTATCTATTGATTACCATCAGCTATTCTCGATCCTGAATGATGTCCCAGTCAAAGACAACAACGACGGAACGATTATGGCTGCTGCCCGATGGTATCTGAATGAGCTGATTGAAAAGAAAGAAGATGCAGAGAAGATTCATGCCAGGACAGGAGTGTTTGAAAAGTCGGCCGCAGATGAACTTGTAGCCAAGACGACCGCTGATGTTGACTCCTTCTGTTTTGTTACCAGTGACCTAAGCTGCTTCAATCTTGCGCAGCGGGTTATGAAACTGCCCTGTGAACTATCTCTTGATCACGGCGGTGCTCACAATGACTACACCGGCTGGACAGAGGTGCCCATTGATCAGGGTGGCGAGGAAGCATTAGCAATGGCCTACTCCAAAGATATCGAGCAAAAGAACTTGGTTGATACACCAACAAACGGTTATGTATTGATTCCAAACGCCGACGCTGATGGTAACACGGCTGGACTCCGCTGGGATGGCTCGCGCTATGTACCTATTAAATACAAGAACCTGAACACCGCATACTCAGGTAAGATCAAACCGCTCAACAATCAGCAAAAGCTTGCCTTTGACCTACTTCAGAACGACGACATTACAATCAAACTGCTTCTTGGTGTGTATGGTAGCGGCAAGGACTTCCTGATGGTTAATCACGCTATCGACTTGATTGAAAAAGGCAAATACGACAGAATCGTATGGGTCCGGAACACTGTCGAAGTTAAGAATTCTAGATCGATTGGTTTTTTACCCGGTACCGCGAATGAAAAATTGATGCCATATGCAGGACCACTATCCGATACTCTTGGCGGCGATGTAGCTCTTGAGCGTGCCATTATTGACGGTTGGGTTAAGCTGGAACATCTGGGACCAATTCGAGGTCGAAGCTATAAACGGTCTATTATTTATTGCAGCGAAGCAGAGAATCTTACTAAGGAGCATATTCAGTTACTAATCGGACGTGTTGGTGAAGATAGCGCCCTGTGGCTCAATGGCGATCTGCGACAGATTGATGATGTTGTATTTGAGTCAAATAACGGTCTTCGGAAGGCAATCGAACGTCTCACAGGTCAGCACCGGTTTGGTGTTGTATATATGCCAATCAGCGAACGAAGCGAAACCGCTAAACTGGCCGATCTACTCGATTGAGGAGTCGCGCAAGATGATAGAAATAAAAATAAGCGGCCTGAAAGTAGCGGACTACTGGTCTCCTACCGACGGATGGAACTATGACGCCATTGATAGTCTTGCAAAAGAATTGTGTGACCGCTATCGAGAAGCTGAAGCCGAACAGACAGTGGAGTTATTCAAAAACTACATAGAAAGAATGATTATACTACACGAAATTGATCCTTTTTCTATTGATTATATCCGCGACCAGATTGAAAAGATGATTCGTCCTCTGGTACACCGTGGAATGACGATGAAAAAATGGTTGCAGATAAACGCTTTGATTTATGAGATTGTAGAAAAATCGCTTCCCTCTTATCTTGACAATATGGCTATGCTACATCAGTTACAAAAAGAATTGGAAGATGTAGCTTTGCATCGATATTTGATTACGCCGTTTGGGAAATTACATAACGCTGCGCATGCAGTAGGAGAATGAATATGACTGACATTATTTTATCTGTCGAAAACAATGAAGCAGTGGTGTCCAGCCGCCAGATCGCTGAAGATTTTGGAAAACGTCATAACGATGTGATGGAGGCAATTCGTAGTATTTTAGCTACGGAAAATTCCGTAACTAAATTTTTTCACGAATCAACGTTTGAATACAGAGGTCAAACTTTTCCGATGTATTTAATGAATCGTGACGGGTTTAGTTTACTCGTTATGGGGTTTACTGGTAAATCAGCGCTGGAATGGAAAGTCAAATACATCACAGCATTCAATGAGATGGAGAAGCAGCTTACCCAACCAAAGCAGTTATCCAAAACAGAGATTTTATCTCAGGCACTTTTGATCGCTCATGAAGAACTTGAAGAAAGCAAAAAGCAAATCACAGCCTTAACGGCAAAAAATGCAGAGCTTATACCAAAAGCAGAATTCGCAGACGCAATTAGCGCGTCGAAGGCAAGTGTTCTTATTGGTAGTTTCGCTATTGTGCTAAAGCAGGATGGTTGCGACATTGGCCAAAACCGCCTGTTCAGATATTTACGTGAAAACGGATATCTCATCTCGCAAAAGGGCGATAGATACAACACGCCAACACAATGGGCTATGGAGATGGGATTGTTCGAGGTTGAGACCACCCTTTTTACCACAGCTTATGGTAATGCAAAAATTTCTTACACCACACGAATCACTCCAAAAGGACAGCAACATCTTATTAATAAACTTGTAAAAAAGCGTGATTCGAATTTGATGGATGTCGTATGATAGAGGCTTTACAAAGTATGTATAAAATTATCACCCCACGCGGCGGTGGCCGCACCTATCAAATATGTAAATACGCAATTAAAAATGACTGTGATATTATTGTACCCGCTCTGAGTTCTATCCAACACATTGTAACGATCATAATGCAAATCTGCTATGATTCTAATGGTGAATATGAATATATTGGATATAATGACAGGCTGCATGATATCAAAGTCAAAACATGGAACGACACCATTGTGATCCATATTATTGATGCTACTAATTTTCAACATGCGACGTTTGATCCCGCCAGAAGAAAACCCGTGGTGATCGACGATATTGATGAATGTATGAAGCGTGTTATAAATTCCAATCTAATTGCCGCTTGTTCTATGGCTACATATGGCCCATCTGAAGTTGCACTAAATCCAGAAATCGAGGACGCGGACGATCCGACCATAGGACGACCAACGCTGCAACTGACCTGTAGGAGTTTGCTATGATAACAGATATTTTTGGAATGACTAATTACAAGAAGAACGAGAAAGAAATATTAGAGCTCGTAAGTAAGGAAATCTGTGAGCAACTTAGCGAAGAGCTCAATAAAAAAATAGATTCTATTATAATTCATGTCGATGTAGACCGCAGATACGTACGTTATAGTCCTACGTCATCTTTTACGATAAATTCAATGGAGTTCTTTAAAGTTGATATAATGTCCGGGTCGCATTTTGAGACAATTGATGGGAAGGCTGCAGAAAGTATTTATAAGCGATATCTTGAATTAGTAGGAAAATATGCGTTGCAATTCAAAAAACCGTTTACCTGTAAGAGCCTATTATAAACTCAACAGTTGGAGGACCCCATAGTATGACACGAGAAGAGATTATAAAAGAAGCGATGGGTTACGCACAAATTGGACGTTTCGGTTACTACAAAGGAACTTACGATGAGATGTTAGCTGTTTTAAAATGTTTTGCTGATACTGATGCAGAATACGTGAATTTTCAAGATATGCGATGGCACTTAGATGAGAAAAACGGAAGACTTTATTATGAGCGCTTGTTTGATCAGTGGGAGCCAAAACCAACGCCATGGTATCAAAAATCATTTATTTGTAGGAGTTTATTATGAGAGACGAGATTGATGAACTCAAAATGATTAAAGGTTTCATCAGAGAATATAAAAAACTTTATCCATCTGCACCTGATATAGATGAAAGCCGAATTAAACCAGACCTTGAATACTATGGATTTTGGGGAAGAACCGATAAAGAAATATACGATCAAATTGTGTATTTGACTAGAAATTCGAGATCGTTTATTTGCAGGAGCCTTTTATGATTATTGAATGGACAGAAGAAGAAGCAAAACTTCTGATAGATGCGGTTGCTCGCGGAGACAGTATCGGGTCTTATGATGATGAATTGTTAATTTCAGATGGACAATTCGTTGGGCTTGATAACGGTCATAGCATTTCAGATAAAGAAATATATGAATTTTTTCGTGAGCGGTGTCCTGAAGCAAGTATTGAAATAAAGAAAAAGAAATCATTCGTATGTCACAGTTTGTTATAAGAGCGCTGCAGCGCTGCAGAGGAAGCAGCAATGAGAGTATTATTCGTGAAGCCAGAGAATTACAAAGCAGTATGTAACTGGTATGACAGATTAAAAGAAGTAAAAAATCATCCAAAGACAACTGTAATATGTCAAAGCCCAGAAGAGTTCCGCGCACAGTTCGACAAAGATAAATTTGGAGTCAAATATACTACTTTTTATTTCGATGAAGAATTTGGAATGATCAACACTGTAAAATGTTTTAAAGAATTTGTGAGACTATATGGCGATGAGGATGCGCGGTATATATCTGAGGCGATGAAAATGCGAACCATCAGTATTGACAGATTGTTGTTGGCGGGCGATTTCAATGTATTTAAAGGATTTTGTATTGACCCGTGCTGCATTGATGACGTTATTAGGAGCGCGAAAAGGCCGTTGTCATGCAAGAGTCTGTTGTAATAGGAGATTAACAAAATGGATGTTATTGACTTAGATTTTATTGGAAATCCAGAGAAGTATTATGGTTATTGTATATCAAACGATTTAGCAAAAAACGCAATCATTACTATTCCAAAAGAACAGCTTGTAGAAGAATCCATATGGGATAGAATAAAAACTATAGAAGAGCAAATCGCAGATATTTACAACCAATTAGATAAACTAAAGAAGCCATTTCGGTGCAAATCGCTTCTATAAGGAGGACTATTATGAAAGAAGAAGAATTTTCAAAACAGGATATTTTTAATATTGGATTTGCCGTAGTTGATGCGGTGCGCAATTATAGTGTCACAGTAGAAAATATCATTGACGCGATTCAAGTATACGCAGACTGGCAGGAAGTTATTGGTGACGCTTCACTGTATGACACGCTCTGGATGGAAGACTATACGCCTATGTCCCCTTCTTTGACCCGATATTTATATCATAAGCTATATGGGTTGGAAGAATACGATAACGACAGTGAGGAGGATTACGGCGATGAGTGACCGCAAGCGAGACAAGAATTCTAAGAGTACATATATGAGAGCAGCCCGCAAACAGCGCATGATTGAAAACCAGTTTATGCAGGAGATCGAAAAAGCGCAGGAGGCTCCGGCATCTAAATATAATAAAAAATCCCACAAGCAACGACGCGAGTGGGATGATGAAGAGTAAGGAGGCGTGCAACAGTGGATAAAGATCCTAAGAAGCCCGACGATCTGCAAGACGAAAACGGCCAGCAGGGCATGATGAGTACAAATATTCCTTTGACTATTGCAGTATCAGCTTTTATCAATAGTAAAAATTGGTTTGATTGGATACTGCACGCTGCTGAGACACTGGTAATCTTCTACTTGACATATCAGATTATTGGCAAAGTGTTATTCGTTGCGCTGGTTATTACTCCCCTTCTTGTATTTTATATCAGCAGCGCAATTAATTGTTACTATGCTGTGTGCGATGGCGAGTGGGATGGCAGCGATGATGACTCTGGCGATGACGATGATTTCCATAACAAATTAAAGTAAAGGAGTTTAGGAAAATGGCTGATGAAACAATTATTGAAGTCACGCCAGCAGATATAAAAGCAAGAGAAAAAATGATTGGAAAGAAATTCGAACATCTTACAGTTATTAAAGCTCTTGATGAAAAAGTAATCAAATATAATGATCGTCAAAAATTTAGGCAGTGGGTTTGTCAGTGCGATTGTGGACGAACAAGAATTGCGAGAGATGATATTTTAAGACGAGGGATGGCAAAAACTTGTGGAGATAAGAACTGCGAATATAAGGGCTCTCGTCTAATTGATTTAACCGGAAAACGATTTGGGAAATTAACAGTTATTGAACGAGCTGCAGATTATATTTCGCCCAAAGGGAAAGCAACTACACAATGGAGATGTAAATGCGATTGTGGGAATGAAACCGTTGCAAGAACTGATCTTTTAAGGCATGGATATACGCAAAGTTGTGGATGTATTAATGCAACACAAGGTGGAGCATGGAAATTACCAATGTATCAAACATACTCTGGTATGATGGACCGTTGTTATAATCAAAAGTGTGAAAGTTATCCCCATTATGGTGCACGAGGTATAACGGTTTGTGATGAATGGAAAAATAGTGCATTAGCATTTTGTGAGTGGTCTTTTGCAAATGGTTACAAAGAAAACTCTGGATTGTCAATTGATAGAATTGATGTTAATGGAAATTATTGCCCAGAGAATTGTAGATGGACTGATATAAAAACACAAAATAATAATAAAACAGACACTCATCACGTTACTTATAATGGAGAGACTCATACATATTCTGAATGGGCGGATATTCTTAATCTAGGTTTAACGAGAGGTGTAATTTATAACCGAATATTTAATGGGTGGGATGACGTTGCTGCAATTACAACTCCACCAGGAGGAAAGAAAACAAAAAGGAGCGTGGGATAAAACTTGATCAGTCCTAAAAGTTATACAGTACGCAAGTATCCTCTAAGCCTATTTATAAAATATAATTATAAAATTCCTGCTGAAGTTGCGAACGATATTCAATATCAAGTGCTCCAGTCTGATACAATGTTGCTTCGTCAGATTAGAATTGTGTCAAACAATTATGACGATTACAATCCTTTTATCGTATTTATAGATGCAACTGGCGCTCAAAATAAGCCAAAAGTAGTTCGTCACTTGATTGAACATGGCGCAAAAATCGGTAAATATCATTTTTCTTTTGGCGACCGCAGCGCTTCTATGATTCGTCAATTTATTTTCTCAATGGTTGAATCTCACATTTGGCCAGAAGTTAATAAGCGAATCAGTATGGATTTGGATTTCAAGGACAAGCCAACGGTACTTAGTAAATATTATGCTTATCGCGGCCTTGTGCTTTCAAGTTGTCATTGTATCGCACTTCGAGAATGGTTCCCGAAAATTGTTGTTGTACCAGATACTTTTACAACTATTCCAAATCAAAAGATTAAATATGTTCGTGACGAAGAGGTTGAATTCGTAGATCAGAAAACTGGAGCAAAACGTACTTGGAAACAAAAAGCAATCGCTAAAAAAGAAACAGACATTGAAATCAATATGTTTGATGGATGCGGTATTGCTCATCCTTCTTTGATGCGCGAAGTAGAGCACAGAATTGGGACAACGGAACGAATCAATAGCATGGTGTTTCGTATGCCATATTTCAAAGGTGTTTTCAACGAAATGGATTATGTTTCATTTTACGAAGAGCGTGGCGTTACCGAAATCACCGACATTTGGGGTATCAAACATTCCGTGACTCGTGATGCAGAGCCGATGTTTATTGCTTGTGAAAGCATGTACAAGGGATATAAATATTTTAAGCAAGACGGAACTGTTAATGATTGGAATCGCTACAAGGAACTTGCTTTGAAATACGATCATGCATTAGGTATTGCAAAATGGAATTATCAAGCAGATAAAGAGGTTTTAGTTAGCTTAGGAAATTACCAGCTTATCCAAGACCTACAGAATGTTCCATTTGATGAATTTAAACATCTAGCAGATAAATCAGTAGATTGGTATGAAAAGATCGTAAGTGGTGATCCGATTTTTACATACTGTTTTCTTGGCGCATTATCTGATAATACTGAACCACTCAATCATTATGTTGCGGCTATTATGCGCAATCCAGAAATGGTCCATGAACCAAGTGTTAAGGATTATTTTCATAGTCTCCTCGATAAATATCGCAATGGATTTAAGTGTGGAAAGCTATTTTTTAACGCGACATTTAAATTTCTGCTTCCAGATCAAATCGCTTTAATGGAGGCTATTGCGAAGCTTCCTATAAAGGGTTGCCTTAAAGCCGATGAGTTTTATAGTTTTGATAGACGAGGTGTTATTTTAGGTGAACGAGCATTGGGACGCAACCCACATATATGTCACCAAGAGCATGTTAAGCTAAAAGGTGTTGACAATGAATTGACACAAAAATATTGCAGTCATCTTGTCAACTGCTGCATGATTAACGTGTTTTCAATAACCCCACAACGCTTGTCTGGAGCCGATTATGATGGAGACTTAACGCTGTTGTCAAATGAACCAATTATTATCAATACTATCCCTAATGATGGATATGTTACTATTGATATTGAAGACAAAGTAACCAGTCTTGCCCAAGTAGACAACCTTGAAAATAAGCTCGCTTGTACTCTCCGTGGTCTAAAAAGTATGATTGGCGAGATCAGCAATATGGCATCTGTATACCATAACCGTGTTGCACGTACAGAAGAGACAAAACAGCTATACGAAGATTATATTGATTTGCTTTCTGTGGCAAACGGGAAAGCCGTGGACTTCGCCAAAACCGGTGTGCTCTACCCTATCCCACGTCAAATCAGTAAGTGGGCAAAATCAAGTGGAATGCCATATTTCTTTAAATATAATGGTCCCTATTACGCCCGTCTCCATAATCTTAGTAAGGCACACAGCAATATGAATTTACTCTGTATGAGTCTCGAGCGTTGGGAGCGTGGAGTCCGTTGGCATAAAGAGCCTGCTGGTAGTTTTGATTGGCACATAATGTATGATTCGGAAATCGGCTATGATCAAGCTGTATTTGATGAGATCGAAGCCATTTTTCTAGACTTTAATAAATACCGCAAGAACCAGTTAGAGCTCGAAAAAAAATCCAAAAATTGGAAACTTTATCGTAAAGAGCTTGAAGGTATCATGACGAAAGAAGAAGCAAAGACCTATGAAACCAACTGGCAAGCAATTTATAACGTGTATCGTAATAAGTGCAAGCTGATCTGTCCTGATGTTCGTGAGTTGGCTAATATTCTAGTCGTGTTGTGCTATGAAAAATATCCTAACAAATTTAAAAAGTTCCTATGGCACATGGCTGGTGCTGGTGTGGTTGAAAATATCAAACCAGTTCCTGTGCAGTTACCAATTCACGACCCGAACGGCGAGTATGAATATCTTGGTCAGAGATACAGTCTGGCTGAGCCGAGAACCTATGAAGCGAGGGTGAAGTAATATGTTCAATAAACTCTGTGCTGTTTGTGCTAAATATAACGAATGCACATGGATGCAAATAAAAGCACTTAATAGTCCAATTGTTGATTTAGAAAGTATTATCGGATCAGGTTATTGGACGAGAACATGTTGTAAATATTTTGTTTATGATTCTACCAAAGAAGAACCAAGGGTAAATGATGAAGTTTAAGATATTAGAATTGAGACTTTTTGATATGAAAGGAAACGATATCACAGAAGTTGGAATTCGTTGTATGAAATGTGGGTGGTATCATAGTATAGCACAATATAAATGGGACGAATTGAAAAACATCCAAAATGATATGAGGTTTGTATTTTGCAAGGAATGTGGAAAAGAGACGCCACACAAATTAGAGGTTCTTCATGATTGATTTATTCAGTAAGAGAGGGTGAAATAATATGGATAATTTGAAAGATCTAGTTGCAATGGATAAACCTGAGCAAATGAATACACTTTATTGTCTATTTTGCTGCTCTACAAAAGTATATCCTGTTGTTGGAAAAGATATAAAATGTAAAAACAAATATCCGCCATATCAAGAAATTAAAATTCCAAGTATTGATGGACTATATTGTCCTGATTGTAAAACAGCTTATGCTATAGACAAAAATCTTGACGATGTAATTCAGAAGTGTAGAAATATTTCGGGTGATTTAAATTTTTATCCATCAGAAATAAAGGAGAAAATCGATGTTTAATCTATTCAAGAAAAAGAAACCACAACAAGAGGATTCCCTGCAGCAGATGGAATGCCCTAAGTGTGGCGGAACAATGACGCTGACAAGCGGGCTGACATATAAATTCCACTGCCGGGGACAAGAACTTGAAGCCTCAAATGTTACCGCCATGAAATGTGCGAATTGCGGCGAGATGATGTTTAGTTGGGATGAAGCTCAACGTATCCAAAAATTCGCTCATGAATCTGTGGGCTGGGAGGATAAAACAGAATGAGTTATCGGTGTTTTAAAGCAACGATTATCGCTTTGATAGGTACAATATGTTTATGCTTAGGTATTGGGATTTGGGCATCTATTCCACGCAAAAACAATGCAGGCGATAAATCTGTTGATAATGGAAGCTCTTTATATAGTATTTCTAATACGAAACTTATTTATGATGAGAACACAGGGGTTGTATACTATTGGTTGTATAGTGGATATATGGCTCCGTACTATAACGAACATGGACAACTTTGTCGTTATGTTGATGGCGAAATTACGCCAATTGAATAAGTAGGTGTTACAATGAATATAACTGAGCAGATCCTTTATTGGAAATCAAAACCTTATTCTTTTATTGATGCATATTTCGGCTCTCTACTATATTGGTACCAGAAAATTTATCTATGGATGTTTTGTAATAGGAGGTTAAATGGCTTATACAACATTTTATTGCAACGAAAATATACTTCTTGACAATTGGAAATACTATCATGAATCAAACCTGATGCTGCGTAATTTATTAAAGCGGACAAGCCTCTCCCCTATTGAATGTGCCACGATTTATTATGAACGAATGCGAAACCCCGAGTCTGTCAGTTATGATCGCAGCCATCTGATTCAAACATTCAGCCGAGGGCGCAAAAATAACGCACCAATACTTGACATACATCAAGTTGTTTTATATCAGAAAGATTTAGATTATATCACTGACGCTCGCCGCCGCTATCACATCAACTGGGCACAGCTTAGAGTCTTGCTTGGAATTATCTTCTTCTGCCGACTATATGGCAGTGACACGGTGGCATTAGACACTGATTTTAAAATGAAGCGGTTTGGAAAATGTTTTGATGAACAGACAGAGATCATGTATCACGGTGGACCCAACTGGGACGATGGATACAACACGGTACGCGGCATGTACGAACTGTCTGACGTGCATCACCTACTCTATCGAACTGGAACAGACGATATTGGCTGCTTATACACATATCCGAATTTTACACTTGATAAAGATGACGTAATTGCGTACACATTCAATGTAACACCTGAGAACAATCGATTGAATCTTAGTAAAGTGGCACGGGAATTGTTTGATCCCAAAGAATGCTATTGTACTGTTTGTGGTGAAAAATATATCGCAAAGAGACCGAATGCCAGTCTATATTGCAAAGAGTGTGCTACAGACAAAGAGAAGGCACGGTTAGCGAAAATCAAACGGAATTGACGAAGATACACGAAATTAACTTTATTTTCTTAATATATGAAAGGGCATATCTCTTTCAACTTTAAATTTAAAAGGAGATTCAATACATATGATTGAAATTACTAAGAACGAAGCAACTTACCTGCGGAAGATCATTCCCAACGTGCACATTACTCGTACTACTCATAAGTGGTACGCGGAAGAAATCAAGTCTGTTCTAACCCAGCTGCCCGGCAATGTTGAAGCCGAGGAAGCGTTGCGCGAACTAAATCGCACTCATCGCACCAACTCTAATTTTGAGATCTGAGGTGCAGAATGGACGAAATTAAAAAGAATGAATTCAGAAAGACGGATGACGAATCCTTTGACGAGTACATGATGCGTATTGGCAATGCGTGCTCTGAGCGAAAATTAACATGGGATCAAGCAGCCGTAGTTTTGAACGAAGCTACAAATTCCAATTTTGGGGAATGTGCTTATCGAAAAAAGTACAAGTCGTGGAAGGCCGGCTACGACTACGCGCTTGAACATATGAGCGATAGCACTGTGGCAGACGAATTGCAGCGGCTGAAGATAGAACAGGTCAAGATGCGAGACGAGCGGGCGGCAACAAACAAGGTTTATCGTGATATTGCGCGTGCTGAATCCATCAAGGAAATGATCGCAAGTGCTGTTGTGCCATACGACAAGAATGATTTTCTGAATATTGTACAGTATGAAGGCAGCGGACATGACTTAATTGTGTGCTTATCTGACCTACATACAGGTGCTGGCATTGATTCGGCATGGAACAAGTTTGATAAGGAAATTTTAAAGGCAAGGCTGGAAAGCTATGTCACTCAGGTATTTAACATCGTTGAGCGACATGCCGCTGAAAAGATTCATGTGTTGTTGCTTGGTGATCTTATCAATGGCCATATTCATATCAACACTCGAGTTCAGAACAATGAAAATAGTATCGAACAGGTTATGACAGCCGCAGAGTTGGTGAGCAACTTTGTAGCAGAACTGTACGAAGTATGCCAACACATTGATGTGTATTCGGTCAGCGGCAATCATTCACGGGTTTTCCCCAACAAGGAAGAACAAGTTGCAGGAGACGAGCTCGAAGCGCTGATTCCGTTCTATATGAAGGCACGGCTACAGAATCTGGCTGGCATTGAAGTAAAAACAGAGAAGCTCGATCCTACGTTTGGTGGATTTAAGGCTCGTAATAGTCTGGTGATGTATGCACATGGAGACAAAGACTCCCCTGCTAACGTCGTCGAACACTTGACCATGATGGTAAAACAGCCGATTGATCTGGTCTTCCTTGGACATCGCCACACAAACGGAATGACAACTGTGCACGGGACAAAGGTTATTGAAAGCGGCTGCGTATGCGGCACTGATAGTTATGCCGTTGGTATTCGTAAGAATGATATCCCACAGCAGGCCGTAGCTGTTATTGCTGATGATGGTTTGACCTGTCTGTATGATGTGAAGCTGGAAAAGCCAGCAAAGATAGTAATTTAACATTGTAATTCATAGAGATTTTTAGACGCTCTGGGCTTAACCGCTCAGGGCGTTTTTATATGTCGCAGGTGACAGCGCCGGTGTGCTGACTTGGCTCATAACCAAAGATAGAGTGGATCGTCCCCACTACCTGCACCCATGAAATTAAATTGTAAAGGAGGTTCCAAAATTTAAAGATGGAAGAAAAATTTCATAAAGATTTAGGAGGCGATTACTTCTACTGCTATTCCCGCCGTTGTGCATTCTTTATTCGTGCAATGGGAATTTTCTATGAAGAGATTGGCGAGCATCCAACTACGGGCTCTGTATATACAAAGTTCCACAAAACAAAAAAGCTCAATGAAATTTTAAAACTGTGGGATGATATCAAGTATCGCTTCGACAATATGTCAGATGACGGAACGGTGGTGAAGGATTATGGCCAGAACTGCCGTTGAAAAGAAACCGCCACGCATTAAGGTCCCCGCCTCATGGAGTGGTGGTAAATGTATGTGCTGCGGAAAGATCTATGATGTGCGTAAGGGAAACTTCTCAAAGACGCAGAGTCAGTGGTTTATGGGTAACGATGGATATTTGCCGTGGTGCAACGAATGCAAAGAAGAAATGTTCAACTTCTATGTAAAGAAATACGGAGACGAGAACGAAGCAATCAAGCGACTGGCTATGCTGTTTGATATGTTTTACTGTGATGGGCTTCTTGAGGCCGCAGATCACTCTACTCCCGGTTCTCCAAAAATCAATACATATATGGGACGCCTTAATATGCGACAGCACGCCGGGAAGTCTTACGACGATACATTGGATCAGGAGAAGAAGGACGCGCTGGCTGCCGGTCGTACTGGTAACACAAAAGTCACTCAGAAGATGATTAGATTCTGGGGTGATGGATTTGATGAACGTGATTATTTATTCCTTGAGGATCATTATCAAAATTGGATCACTCGTCAAGAATGTAAAACTGTTTCGCAGGAGACTTTGTTTAAGCAAATTGCAAAAGCAGAACTCAATTCTGAAAAAGCATACGCGACTGGTGATACAAAGAAAATTAAAGAAGCAACTGACAATTTATTGAACTTGATGACTTCTGCTAATGTTAAGCCTAATCAGACAAATGATAATGCATTAGCAGAATCAAACACATTTGGAACACTGATTCAAAAATGGGAAGAAGAAGAACCAATCCCAGAACCAGCACCCGAATGGCAAGATGTAGACGGTATCGGCAAGTATTTTAGGGTGTGGGTATTAGGTACTCTATTGAAGATGTTTAATCTGCCTAATCCTTATCAAGAAGAGTTTGATAAAGAAATGGAAAGATACACAGCTCATAAACCATCGACTACTGAAGATGACTCGGCTGACGGCAATTTACGAGAGACGATTTTCGGTCCTGGCGAAGGCGGTGGTTCGTCTTGAGTAATGAAAAATTGACAGATAAAGAAGTTGCCAATTCGAAATCAGAAAAGATAATGAATACTGTTGCCGTTCGGTGTTCGTTCTATAGGGCCAATCCGCAGCGATTCGCAAAAGACTGTTTGAATTTAAACTTAAAACCATTTCAGCAGTTGCTTTTATTTTTGATGGTCCGATGCACAGGTTTTACATTCATCGCTGCCCGTGGCATTGGAAAGTCCTTTTTGACTGCCATATTTTGTGTGATCACTTGTATTCTTTGGCCCGAAAGCAAAGTATGTATCGCGTGTAAAGTCCGAACGCAGTCTATAAATATCCTTGATGAGAAAATCATGAAGGAAATATATCCAAACAGTCCATTGCTGCGATCAGAAATAAAAAAATGGGAAATCAATAATCAGAAGGCAGAAATCTTGTTTAAGAATGGTAGCTATATCAAAGTTGTCACTGCAAATGATAGTTCGCGCGGTTCTCGTGCCACTGTTCTTGTCTGTGATGAGTATCGCTTACTTTCTAAAGATGTTATCGATCTGATTCTGAAAAAGTTCCTAAATATTGTTCGTCATCCTGGCTATCTTAATAAACCGGAATATGAGCACATGGCTGAACGAAACAAAGAATTTTATCTTAGTTCTGCATGGTTCCAAAACCACTGGAGTTATGAGAAGTGCAAGGATTATTTTGTCAACATGATTGATCAAAATAAAAAATACTATTGTGTTTCTTTCCCTTATCAGATGTCAATTAAAAGTGGGCTACTTCTCAAAGAAGCTATCGAAGACGAGATGTCTGAATCCAGTTTTTCTGATTTGACGTTCGCTATGGAAAACGAATGTAAGTGGCTGGGCGCTACCGAGGGTGGATTATTCCAATTCGATGACATCAACAAAACTCGTGTCATTGAAAAGGCATTTTATGCTCCAAATATCGTACTCTCCTCCGCTGCGGCAGAGATTCCGAAAAAGAAAAACGGAGAAATCCGCATTCTGACAGCTGATATTGCACTAATGAGTTCCAAGAAAAATGACAACGATGCAACAAGTATCTTCCTTAATTGTATGATACCAAACAAATCTGGACGTTATACTAGCAATTTCGTTTACTCAGAGAACATAGAAGGTATGAGCATACAAGATCAAGCACTGAAACTACGCCGCTACTTCGAATATTTTAACTGTGATTATCTCGGTATCGACGCTCGCTCAGTTGGTATTCCGATGATCGACCTGCTTATGCGCGATATTTATGACCCTGAAACTGGCGAAACCTATCCAGCAATCAGCTGCTGCAACAATACGGAAATTGCCGACCGTTGTTCTGATAAGGCTGCCAAGAAGGTCATTTGGGCTATCATGGGCAGTTCTCAATTTAATAGCGACGTGGCCATTGGTCTGCGCAGTGGCTTCCAGCAGGGACGCATCCACCTTCTGCAAAGCGAATATAGCTGCGAGGATCAGTTACGCAAACTATATAAAGGATACGATAAAATGTCGCCCAGCGAACGAGCTGCTCTACAAATGCCGTATATCAACACCGGGCTTGCAGTCAATGAGCTTGTCAATTTGGGCTACGAAACAGTAAACAACGTAATCAAGGTCAAGGAGAAATCAGGATGTCGCAAAGACCGTTACTCTTCCCTGTCCTATAATTATTATATTGCGCAGCAAGTTGAGCGCAGCATGGAGAAACGGCATAACAAACCGAAGCTGCTCGATTTTAACTTCCGTGCGCCAGTATTGAAGAAGGGAGGGCTGTAATGGCTGAAAATATAATGAATAAAAAGGTCATGGTCACGAATTCCAAAAGTGGAAAGACCTCCTATGTTACATATTCTGATTTAGTAAGTGGCGTTTATGCTAATCTATCAAAGATTGGCATTCGCAACCTTGAATCCACGTCAGAGACAAATCCGACATATACCAAATATACAAAGGATCAAATTGTAAAGTATCTTGCTAATCCAGCTAGTTACGAAAAGCAACTGCGGAATATGAGCAAATATCTGTTCAATATTTCAAACTACTATCGTCGGCTGATTCAATATTTTGCGAATATGTCTACATTCTCTTATGAACTTGTTCCCTACGGTCTTGATCGATCTAAAAGCATCAATCTGAATAAGTTTAAGAAAGCATACTACGCAAGCTCTACAGCTGTTGAACTGATGAACATTCCACACGAAGCAACCAAGATTTTGACGATTGCATTTCGCGACGACGTTTATTATGGATACGCATGGGAGACGAATGACAGTTTTGCTTTCCAGAATCTAGATGCAGACTATTGTAAAATCAGTAGCATTGAAGATGGTGTATACAACTTTGCATTCAACTTTTCATATTTTGATTCAAACCAAGACAAGCTACTGAATTATCCGCCCGAGTTCCAGACTATGTATAACACCTATAAAACCAATACTCAGTTATATAAATGGCAAGAATTGGATAGTTCTAAATCAATCTGTATTAAGGTAAATGAGCATGACTATATCCCAATTCCACCGTTTGTGAGTCTATTTAGTGCTCTGGCGGATATTGAAGATTATCGTGCCATCAGCAAGAACGCCAGCGAAGCCAATAACTACAAGGCTATTGCGATGGAAATTCCTATCAACGACGAAGATGGTTCGTTCCTGATTGACTATGAAACTGCCAAAGAGTTCTACGACATGATGAGCAATGTATTGCCGCCGAATATTGGTGCGATTTTGACGCCCATGAAATTAACTGACTGGAATTTTGACAAGAGCGGTGTAAATAGTGATACGAACGAGGTTGCAAAGGCCGAAGCAACACTATTTGCGCAAGCTGGTGTAAACAAAATCTTGTTTGGCGGCGGCGATGACCCGGCTGCTTCAACGCTGAATCTGTGTACTGTAAATGACCAAATGATTGTATTTGCGGTGATTCGTCAGCTGGAGCGTTGGGTCAATCGTAAACTTAAGAGCGTATCAAGTTCTTATAAATTCCGTATCAATTTCCTGCCGGTGACACATTACAACCGTGCCGAAATGCATGAGCGATATCTAAAGGACGCCCAATATGGCATTCCAACACGTAGCGCTATCCTTGCAACCGCCGGGTTTGCTGGCACGGATTATGAAAATATGGCTTATCTTGAGAATGATGTACTCGGCTTAAATAATGTTGAAGTTCCGCTTAAAAGTTCTAATACACAGTCTGGCGCTGTAAACGAGGGCGGACGCCCATCTAATGCAAGTGAGGGCAAACAATTAAGTGACGCTGGCGAAGTAACAGCAGATAGACAGGAGGAGTAACATGGCACAATATCTATGTGAAATAGTCGTGCATGGTTCTCACGCCGCCAGGATGTCGAAGTTTTTGATAGAACACGGCGCTCTCCTGCTACGAAAAGATCCACCAAACAATTATGTATTTATCAATGATAATGTATTTGAAAATGCTCTGGCTGAGTTGCAGATTGCAATTCGTCAGGGCTTTTATTTTGCGGGCGAGGAGGTGAAAGCAGAATGAATCAACGATATCCAATCTCTTTTTCAAAGAAGAATGAATATGAAACTTCTGATTTTCGCTTCATCGATGTCTGTATTGATGTGATGCACACAGGAGCAAATCTTAATAAGACCAGCTTCACAAAAGATGTTATCAACAAAGCTGTCCCGACTATCGCCAATATGCCGATTCTTGGTTATGTAGTGAATGAATTGGACGATGAAGATAAAGATTTCAAAGGTCATGAGCACGAGCTACGAATTACTGATACTGATGTCAAATATCTGTATGCGGGGCAAGCTTATGGTGTGATTCCTGAATCATGCAACCCGCGTTGGATTATTAAAGATGACGGAACCGGCACAGAACGTGAGTATTTGCGTGTTGACGGCCTGATTTGGACAAAATTTGGAGATCCAGTAGATATCTTCACTCGCGATGTGACAAAAAACCACAGCGTAGAGTTGACCGATATGATTTGCGAGGCTAAACGCGATGATGGAATTACTCCCGTTTCGTCTTTTAAGTTTGATGGTTGCTGCATTCTGTCGACCACCGATCCGAAGATTCAGCCAGCAATGACTGGGAGCTGTGTAACCGCCAATTTTTCTGTTGACGATATCACATCTCAAATTCGAGAGCGTCTCTATGAGTATCAGGCTCTCACGCAGAATTATGCTGCACGAAATGAAAATCCATCCGATGAGGAGAAAGGAGATAAAACACCAATGAATGAAAACGAGAAGAATACGACCGTGGTCGAAAATCCTGAAACCGTGACTCCTCCGGCAGAAAATACAGTACAGGAGCCCGACGTCCATACTGCCGAGAATACTACTTCGGCAGATGGCGAAGGTGAGACTCCTGCGGCTGAAAATGCTGTAGAAAATGAGGGCGAGGGTGAATCTGCTCCGACTGAAAATACAGCACCGGCATCTGAAGATGAGCCCACCGCTATTGAAAACAATGAGTTTACTCTAACCACAGTTCAGCTGATGGACGAGATCGGTACTAAGCTTGCCGAGCACACTCATCCTTCTAGTTGGGATTCTGAGTATATGATTCCAGATTTCTATTTTGAAGATCTGATGCCTGAGACAGTGGTGGTTCGTTGCTCCAAGACATGGCAGCTGATGGGCATTCCCTACTCTATGAATGGCGACAATGTTGTTCTGGATTATGAGAATATCAAGCGCATGAAGGTTGCATATGAGGATTGGGATGAGGGTGAAGTGATGCCTGGCACTATTGCCGCCTTTACTACTCTGACTGACAAAATCGCTGAGCTGTCTGACAGCTTTACTAAAGCAGCTAATGAAGTTAGTGAAATCAAACCCAAGCTGGAAGCATATCAGCAGGCCGAAGCTGAGGCAGTCGCCGCAGCAGAAAAGGCTAAGCGCGACGAGCTGTTCTCTATTATGGATGAAAAGCTGGGCGCAAATGCGGAATATACCGCACTGAAGGAGAACACGGAGATTACTTATGCCGAGCTGGAGACTAAGTGCTATGCGCTGGTTGGTCGTCAGTCCGCTGAGTTCTCTTATGTTCCCACTACTAACAATAGAGGAACTGTCCGCTTTGGCGTGGGTGGCACCCAGAACGGTTCAGACGCCGCGTATGGTGGCCTGATGGAACACTATCTCGGCAAGTAAATAATTCAAAATTTTAGGAGGTACATAATTATGGCAAATATTAAGCATGCTGTTGTGCGCACTGATAATCTGGGTGGCACCAAGAATGGTGAGCAGCTGGCAAGTGTAATTTTCTATTCTAGCAATGCTCCCGCAGCAATTGATAACGGTAACATCGTTGTTCTGGGCGAGAAGCTGGGTCGTGAGGCTTATAAGGCAACTGCTCCCGCAGCTGGTGCAGTGAAGGAGGATCTGTATGTGATTGCAGAGGAAGAGCTGTTCTATGATCAGACTGTCGCTCACTATCTGACTGAGTGGGTCAATGAGGCAGGTAAGACCATTCGTGCATATTCTCTGGACTCTAAGGGTGGCTTCTCTGTGACCGCCGAGGCTTTCGAGGGCACTCCCGAGATTGGCAAGACTGTTGGTTATACCGCTGGTTCTACCAAGATTACCGTTCAGACCGATGCAGCTGATGACACCACTTTCGGCACAATTCTGGAGAAGGAGACTGTCGGCTTTGGCGATGGCAAGTATACTTACTTCTACATCGGCCTGAAGTGATCCCAAAGTTCAAGAAATTAACATAACGCCGTCCGTGTAATAGCGGGCGGCCATTTTTATTATAGGAGGTTTATACCATGGCTATTGATTCTAATCTGATCAAGCTGGCTGTTGATGGCTACAAGGGTCACGTCGCCGGTGATTACTCTGTTAATGATACTCAGGAGGCTCTGCGCAAAGCTCTGATTGAGGCAAACGGTGGCTCCACAAAGCTGGATCTGAAGGCTGTTCGCGACGGCAAGTGCGCTCAGGTTTTCGCAATTGTTGAGGAACTGGTGAATGTTATCCACGAGGAAGGTCTGAAGGGCGACGAGTTCTTCATGAACATGGTCGAGGATCGCAATATGTCTCTGGGCGACACCAACAAGTTCCATATCGAGAAGGAGTGCCTGTTTGCTGTTGCTGATATCGCTGAAGGTACTCAGGGCATTCGTCGTCAGCGCATCGAGGGTGGTCAGGACATCACTGTCAATACTCAGCTGCGTGCCGTGAAGATCTATGAGGAACTGAACCGCGTGCTGGCTGGCCGTATCGACTTTAACAAGTTCGTTGATCTGGTCGGCAAGTCTTTCACCAAGCAGGAGCTGGATGCTGCATATGCTGCTTTCACCGGCATGTTCTCCAAGCTGCAGGCTCCCTATACTGTGACCGGTACTTATGACGAGGAGAAGCTGCTGGATCTGATCGAGCACGTTGAGACTTCTACTGGTGAGTCTGCTGTTATTATCGGCACTAAGAAGGCTCTGCGCAAGATCAAGACTGCCACTATGTCTGATTCCGCT